ATGTGGGGTGCTGCAGAGGAAATTGGTATATCTATTAACGATCAACTTGTTCGAGAAGATTTAGATATTATATTTCATTCTACAAATGGTATAAAATTTACTCCTAATGATGTACGTCAACATGCTTTTGATGCTTATCATGATGGGTTTTTAAGAATGACTGCTTTAAAAACTCTAGCTACAATTATTACTGTTGATTCATGCACTACATGGTGGTGGGATGGTAAAGAGGAAGACGTTGATTATTGTAAAACATCAAGTGAAAGTGGAGTTCTAGATTTTACTGGATGGAAGACTAAAGTTCCTAGAACTGGTAGACAATATTTTTATTATGATGTAGATACTTCGATTCGTGGTAAGGAGAAATTTGATGTTTATGATAGGGAATTAAGAGATGATCCTGCCTATGCTACTAAAATATGGGGTAAATTTGGATCACAACAGAATCACTCATTCCCATATTCGACTGATGCTTTTCTTGGTAAGAATTAATCTATTATAGTAAATGAAAGTGACTCCTTTTGAGACTTACCGAACATACTTATCGATGAAAAGTCATTTTACTAATCCTAAGTATGACTTCATTAAGTATGGTGGCAAATCTCGTGCTACAATAACATCATTCAATAAAAGGAAAGATAAGTATTGGTTTGAGAAGACTTCTAGGAAGTATTCAGATCAAGAGGTAATAGATTTCCTTTTATCAAATTTCGTAAACGCTACTAACCCACAGAACTTATGGATTGGAGAAATTATCAATTCTGGAGAAAGAACATACGCAGATTGGAAAATGAGGCAACAGAGTTTGACGTATATGTTTACGGAACAATCAAGCACGTTACTCTCAGAGAACGACTTAGAGACAGTATTCAATTGCTCCAAGGGTCATCCTATAATTCTAAAAAAATATCTGGGTGGAGAGATCTCACTAGAAACGTTATCAATACTGGAAAAAGTTTTTTCTTTCAAAGGTAAATTTGATAAGAAATTAAAAGATCCTGTATGGGAAACCGTAAGTATGAAATTAAAAAAGTATTTACCTTTCCTAAATATAAATGTATTCCAATTCAAAAAAATACTAAGGGACATATTAAATGAGTGAATTTTTTGACTCTGATATTATTAAAGAAGAACTGTTAGGTATTAATCGCCTACAGGAACAAGTATATAAAAATGCTTTTTCTTTTGATGATATGGATCGTGAAGAAAAATTGGATCATATTGAAAATCTAACTGAACTGTTAGAGAAGCAAAGGGTTATGTATACAAGGTTATCCTTGTCTGATGATCCTGCTGCTAAGAAAATGAAAGAACAATTGGAAAAATCAGTCCAATTGTTGGGATTCCCAGAGGGTACTGATATATCAGTATTATTCTCTGGAATGACTCAAACTATTGAGAAACTAAAGCAAATTGCTGAAGGTTGACACTCAATAGAACCTTTGTTATAATAAAACCAATCAAACAAATCCGAATTAATCCGAGGAATCCAAATGTCGTTTGCTAAACTTAAAAAGCAATCAAAACTAGGCTCTCTTACACAAAAACTTGTGAAAGAAGTCGAAAAGATGAATAACACAGGTGGTCAAGGTGATGACCGTCTATGGAAACTAGAAGTAGATAAAGGTGGTAACGGTTATGCCGTTATTCGTTTCCTTCCTGCTCCTGATGGTGAAGATCTACCATTTGTAAAGTTATACTCCCACGCCTTCCAAGGTCCTGGTGGATGGTATATCGAGAACTCTCTAACCACATTAGGGCAGAAAGATCCAGTATCTGAGTTTAACTCACAACTCTGGAACAACGGAACAGATGCAGGTAAAGATACTGCTCGTAAGCAAAAGCGTAAGTTAACTTACATAAGCAACATCTACGTTGTAAAAGATCCTGCAAATCCTGAGAACGAAGGTAAGACTTTCTTATACAAGTATGGTAAGAAGATCTTTGATAAACTCACAGCAGCAATGCAACCTGAGTTTGAGGATGAGGAAGCAATTGATCCATTCGATTTCTGGCAAGGTGCTAACTTCAAGTTGAAGGCAAAGAACGTTGCTGGTTATAGAAACTATGACTCTTCTGAGTTCGCTGCCACTAGTGCTTTACTAGATGATGACGATGCGATGGAAGCAATCTGGAAGAAAGAGCATTCCTTAGCAGAACTAGTTGCTAACGATCAGTTCAAATCTTATGATGAACTCAAAACTCGTTTGAGTAGTGTTCTTGGAACTAAGCCAGTTCGTAATGATGTTGAAACTGTAGAGCAAGAAGTTGAGGATGTGAGAGCATCTGCTCCTGTTGTTGAGACAGTAGAATCTGTATCTAAAGCACCTGCTGCAGATGAAGATGATGATGCATTATCATACTTTGCTAAACTAGCAGAATCGTGATATAATCATATTTTCTAGTTCTTATAAGACCCCTTCGGGGGTCTTTTTTATTGGACTAAATTAGTATTCTCTGTTGATATGAGAGTATCTGAAATATATTGTGTATTCCTATCATATTTCATTATTCTCTTGAAGTCATTCACAAACATTTGAACAAATTCTCTTTTTAAAGGTCTTATCTCTCTTTTTTCTTCATTTAGTAGAGTTTCATAATCAAAGTTAGATACTCCTACTACAGGTGAGATTGATTCTCCTGTATATGATGTTCTCATTCCTCCAGTTTCAGAGTACCATTTATTGGCAGATCCACCGAATCGTGCAGCAGGACCATCAATTTTAAAAGGTCTACCACCAGCTACATCGTGTTCTACTATTTGACCTGCTGGTAATATTAATCTATCATTTTCATCTTTTATTTCTAAAGTTTCATAATGATGAATAGCATTCATATTTGTACCATATTTGTCTTCAACAAATTCATATAATTCTTTATTTGATAGTGGCCACTCATCTCTAATATTTGTTATACCACAAGAGATTATAACAATATAATCTAATTCTGGATCTCCGTAGATATCTTCAGCAACAGTTTCAGGTCTAGCACCATCAGCAACAATAAATTTATTGAATACTGTTGTTTCTTTAGTTAACCAATCTAATAATTTATTGCTGCGAAATAAATTTTTTATAAAAATATAATCTGTTGATGATGTTTTATGTGATAGTGGTGACTGATACCTTACATTAGGTAGTTCTCTAAAGTAACCCATTAAAATCCAACCCCCATAGTTGTATCTTCGTAATCCTCTTCGTAAATTGGATTTGTTTCTTTGAATGACATAGCAACTTTCATATGAACTGGTGTTCCATCAGCATAAGTTGAATAAGTTCCAGCCCCAGTATAGTTAACTGAGAATGATGTTAACGCACAAGGTTTAAATGAATTTAAGAATGGATGCTTTGTACCACCTTGCAAATATTGCAATAAAAATAAGTTTGGTGAGTTTATAAGAATACCTCCACTACCACTATTTGTTTCACCTTTTTTAGGAGCCATCGCCATTTTTAAATTTCTAATTATCTTCATCGCAACTTGACCTTCAGGTTTATTTCTAGGAGTGAAAGTAAAATCAAATTTAAATTCTCTTAAGTTAACACCATCAAATAGTAATTCTTTATTACTGTTTAGTATTTTTCCCATTCCTCTTGACATTACACTATTAGGAGTAATACTACCAAATTGACCAACTGCCAAACCTGCTAATGATGACCTTATAGCATTTTGTGCTTCTTCACCACTACCAAGTCCAAGTTGATCAAAATCACCACCTTTAAGTAAAGTATCTATTACGTTTTGAATATCACCTACAGTACTACCTGGATCTTTCATAAGACCAGTAGCTAAATCTAAACCTGCCAAGGTGAATAGATTCATAGAATTACCAGACCAGACACAAGAATTACCATCATTAACCTGTTTTGGTATTGGTAATTCTACATAAAATCTTGTTTTTTTCTTTAAATCACCTACACGAGTGTCCATTCCAAAATTGCTAAGTCTAGTATTAGCACTATCAAACATTTTAAATTGATTTGCTACAATCTGACCACTTATATCATTACCACTCTTATCTTTAGTTCCTTCTGCATAAGTATCCAATTTACCAGAAGTTACTGCATTCTTAGCTTCATTGGATACCTTAAGTGCCGCACCTTGACCTTTAGCAGGTGGCACATATTCTACTGCTTGTATTAAAAAACTATCTTCACCTTCTGGTCTACTTGATCTATCTAATGGATAACTTAAGAAGAAATCTTTTACTGGTTTATATCCACCAACTTGCTTAACATCGCCTACTACATTCGCACCATTTTTTTCTTGTAATTCTCTATTTTCTACAGGATCTACTCTCCAACTTCCTAATGTCATTATCGACCTATTTAAGTATTATCAGCTATTTATACGGAATCTTGCGAAAGGAATACCATCAAGGTCGGACAGTTCATCATTAGATATTTCATATAGACCACCAGGTACTTCATTCCAAGTATAATTTCTATGATCGTTCCAATGAAAGTTAATTCCTTTGAATCCCCATTCATATACATTAGTTACACCAACTAGAGGATTTTGGTCATACCTTATATTAGGTGTTTTTGGATTATATACAAAGACATAGAATTTTCCTACTTGAGGAACTTTTCCTCCTTCATTTAAGACACTAATAATTTCCAGCATTAAATCATCAGCATCTTCTGTGCCGATTAAATTATCACGTATGTCTTTAACTCTACTCATTTAATTCCCAGTTCTTTTTCGGTAATCACTTTGAATTCCCATTGTCTATCCGCACAATATTCTCTTGCTTCCTTCCATTTTGTTTGATTTGTAGCATATGTATATGCTTCTTTTATGTAACGTGGTGTTTGTCGTTTTGGTTTTTTAGGTGGACTGCACTGTTTTAATGGTTTCACTTCAATAACATATTTTTTTATTCTACCGTCAGTTTCTTTTACCTTCATATAGAAGTCTGGAAAGTATCTGTGTTGACGATTATCAACTGGAGATATGTAAGGTATTACAATTTCTTCACTTGCCCATTCTAATACGTTTGCATTCTTATCACAGTAAACCATAAATTTCCTTTCCCACAATGATCTAAAAGTTATATTTGTAGGATCACCTTTATACTTGTGAGGAAAAGTTGGATAATACTTTCCTTTATAAGCCATCTAAATAGAAATGATATAATACATCTATTTAGAGTGTCAGCTCCAATTCCAAAGAAAATATCTCAAATATTACCTAAGTTTCAGAATGTTGCTCAAACTTCTCATTACTTGGTTAAGTTTGGTCTTCCTAGTTCTGGTAAACTACGAAGACATTTAAAGGTTAGAGGGATAGATTATAGATTTCATACAGATGATATAGGATTACTTTGTAGTGGTGCTGTTTTGCCTGGATCTACTTTTGCTACAACAGTTGTAAATGGTGAATTTCAAGGTGTAACTGAAACAATACCTCATACTAGAAATTTCACTAGAATGAAATTAGAGTTTTATGTAGATAATGAATATAAAGCACTTAAGTTCTTGGAACACTGGATGGAGTATATTACTGGAGGATCTGGTGCAGAACAAATGGATAATGCATATAATTTTAAATTAAACTATCCATTAGATTATAGATCCCAGTCAACTAAAATTATAAAGTTTGAGAAAAATTATAAACAATCCCTTGAATATAATTTTAGAGGGTTATATCCAGTTGCATTAGATTCAACTAGAGTACAATATCAGAATTCAAATGTTTTAAAGGCGAGTTGTGCTTTCGCTTATGACAGATATATTTGTGGAAAGGCAAGTTCATTTGCTGCAGCAAAAGGGAACGATCAAAATAAAAATTCTGCAGCAGCAGAAAAATACG